ACAGCACCCAGTGAAGGCGAAGGGGGCACACTATATTCGCGCCCCCTAACCTTGAACGTGATATTTTCCTGATTTGCTTCAGCAAAGAACGCGTCAAAGTCCCTATACTTGCTACTCATCGCAAGCTCCCCTATCAGCTTTTAGTCACTTTGCCATTGATAGTGATTGTCGCTCCCCAGCTTGTGGCGTCGTTATGTCCGCCACCAATATCAGCAGGTTCCACACTACCACTGAATGTCAGGACTGTTCCTCCCGGTGATGTTAGTTTGAAGTTTCCTATGGCTTCCTCACCGATCTTTTCAGCAAGTCCATCTACTATTTCCTGCCCTGGATCTCTCGCGCCAGTGTCTTTGTCCTCAATGTAGAACCCTTCCATGGTCAGCGTCCTGCTACGTTCTGCAACAAGATGCTCAGCCCATCCCTCGCTGTCGAAACCTGTAGTATCAGCATCTGTTTTGCTTCCGCCAAATGCAAACGTATTGATACCACCAACTTCAACGAAAGCAGCAAGTTCATCTTCCACTTCTATTTTCCATTCTCTTGCTAACACTCTAACTAAAGCCATTATGACTCCTCCTGTCTGTTATTGTCTGTGCGAAGATGGTCGTTTGACCTCTATCGCAAAATTCAAACTATATCTATGCCGCCCATTCTCGTCCTGCCCTATGTAGACAGGCTCGCTTTGTATACCTTCACATTTTACCACCCAATGTCCTCCTGAAACAAAAGCACCACCACCAAACCCATGAAGTACATCATATATCTCCAGCGCCTTTTCGTAACCAGTCCGAGGATCTACCGTCCCCCGGACCAGTATCTGCAATGTAGGCGTGTCGTAAGCGTGCTTGATCGATGCCCCATATCCACCTGACGGATTGACAGCAACAGCGGTAGATGGTTCAGCTGGCAAACGGCCCATGAAGATGTTATTTGCCCCGCCTGTCTCGCTGTAGTCCACAATCCCGTTGTTTGCCAGATATTGCATGACCTCTGTTATGATGCTCATTTGTGCGCGTCCTCCAAACGTTTCCGGATATACTCACGCACATTGTCTACCTGCTCCTTGACCGTCATTTCAAGCCACTTCCAGCGTGCTTTCGGATCGGTATACTCAAGGCCCGGTTCCTCGTGTACCTTGATCGCATATGGCGTGTCGTAGTAGACAGATGCCTGCATCTCCTCTTCATCAACGTCTGTGCTTCCTGAGCGCTCCAGCGTTCCCTCACGGTACGGATTGGTTTTGTTAGCCTCTGTCAGGATATGTTCAGCGGAGTCACGCAACGCTTTGATCTGAGCTTGTCGGATCTTCTTTGTCACGTCGTCGCCATACCAACGCATGAACACGCTCATTTCAGCGTCACCTCGGTATGATGTGGTTTTGCTCCAGCAATGGGATTGTCGAACCGTGCGGAAGTGATTACTTCGTAGTCGTCGCCCTCAAATGTGATTATGCTTTTAGGCGGTGGTTCATAGTCCGGCGCCATGAAAGCTCGTGCGCTTGATACGATCTCCTGACCATTGGAATCCCTGACAAGGTCGCGTTTTTTCTCGAAGTAACAACGCACCTCATAAGGATCTCCATAAGAGGGTCCGTATGGTCCATCGCCTTGGTATTCTCGAATAATTATCATATGACGAAGTAGCTCAAGAGGTATCATTTTGTGTCAACTCCGCAATAGAGCAGCCCCTCCATGAACAACACCTGATATGCCCGTGGCGCGAGTGCCAGATACCGAGTCGAGGACGTTGTGTCACCACCACCACGTGATACGCTGAAGCTCCCTAGCGACATGCTTTCGTATTGCTCTAAAACTCCAATGGAATCTCCAGTTTCCTGCCAATACTCGACTTGTGCGCAAACAGCAATTTTCGCCGCTTCTACATGATTGCTGTTGCTTGTGTTGATCTTCCCAAGCGTACACATGTCTACTAGGACGCTCGCAGCCTCCAAGAGTTTCCCGGAACCTGGCTCCAGTTCGGTTACTGGAATATCAAGATACTCAGCAAGCTCCTCAAGTGTCGCGTAGGCCATTACCGTATCCCCCTAAAGTATTAGCAAAGCGGGGGGATATTCCCCCGCTTTTTTAAGGCGTAACTACCGGAGCCGTCATCACCGCAAAGGGGTACTTGGCCGAGCTCGTCTGACCAAGCGCATGAATGGGATTCGGCACCGCCCATCCAAGCCTCATGACAACTCGCAACGCTACCATGTCATTCTGCATCAGGTTAGCAACCACGTTTCCGGATTCGTCCGTGATTACACCCTCCGTAAACAGTTTGAATCGCATGTCAGCACGGATACTATACACAGCTTGATTCATGTCGCCAGTAATAAACCTGACTACATCGCTCCGCATAGTCCCGTTGCGCACGTATTCAATCGGCAGACCCCAAAACGTGCTGGGCTCGCCCTGTCTCAGTGAAGGTGCAAACAGCGGATTGCCGTTGCTATCCCTCAGGTTACGAAGGTCCTTTTTCGCTGTGGGATCGATGATCCATCCGTTGGGATTGTAACCTACGGCTTCCAATTTCCCCATGAGCTCGGAAGCATCCTCGCCCAAGTCAATTCCAGTTCCCTCGGTAACAGTAAAACCTCGCGCAATTGCTGTCGGTACAATACCGCTCGGCCATGAGGACGGTCTTCCTTGTCCCCATATCACGGCGTTGTCGATCGCAATTCCAAAGGCTTCCTCAATACGAGGCTGAATCTCGTCCCAAATGGGGTACTGGCTGTCCTCAAGCACATCTTCACCAATAGGCAATATGATCGCCAGCGGCTCGGCGTTGATATAGACATTCCTCCACGCCATGTGGTGAGTACCCTTCAGCCCCGGAATGCCAGTCTCTCCGGTTACTGCGGTTGCTTCGACGTCAGCACCTGTTTCAAGGTTATCATCCGTGGTCGCAGTAATAAAACTCGCGGCTCCCATCGAATTCAAAACAGGCATCCTGAGCGTCCTCGAGCTCATGTTCGGCAGTCTCCTAAACAAGCTCAACGTAGCAGATGTTTCCGTAATGCCCTTGATGACTTCATTAGCAACTTCCTGCGGGATACGCGGAAGCGCGTCAAATTCCGTGGTCGCGTACTGTCCGCTCGTTCCTATTTCAGCCATTTACAATTCTCCTTTTTAAAATTTTAACGACTCGCCATCCTTCGTATGGCTTCATTCATGTCGACCTTTCCGCCCTTGTCCTTCGGCTGAGTGAAGGTTCCACCGCTCTTTTTAGGCGGTTCTTCAGCCTTCAACTTAGGGTAGGCTTCCAGCGTCTCTTTCAACACCTTTTCAATGTCCTTTTGCGACATTCCCGGCTCAAGTTTCCCAGTTCCTTTTAGGAATGCCCACGTAAGCTCCACATCTGCTCCGACGCTTATAGCTGCCTTGTGAAACGTGTTTTGCAATCGTTCATTCTGTATTTCATTCTGCAATTCCTGTATCTTTTTAAGTGCAGCGTCCACGTCGGCTTTACCTTCCTTGTCGTCTCCGAACCCGAGAGCTTTTCCAAGGTTCTTTTTGAGAGCCTCTATCTCTTCAGCAAGAGCCTTGCGCTCGGTCCTGTACTTGGCTGCCTCTTTCCTGACGGCCTCCAACTCTTTCCTTAGAGCTTCAGGGTCCGGCCCTGTTTGCTCCTTGCCTTCAGCAGTTTCCTGCTGCTCGGCTTCGTTCGAGGACTGATCTCCGGGATCGTCCTCGGCAAACATCTGCAAATCAAACTTACGCCTCAATGCGTCTAGCATCCTGTTGGCCCTCCTTTTCAAATCAAGGTGCACCTGGCACCTTGTATATATTATACACTTTCTCTGTCCCTTTGTCTATTTCTCCCTGTGTCATCTAAAAACTCACGTAGTTTAGCTTGCTTTTCTCTTACTTTACTAGCTGCTTTCTTCTTCTCTTCATCTGTGATAGCAACAGCTTGTCGTTGCTTCCATCGTCGAATATCACGTTCAAGCTTGCGTTGCTCTTGTGCTTCCTCGAAGTCCCCTTTTCCTACCTGCTCTTTTGTCGGCTTCTCCGTAAGCCCCGGGATATACGCTCCCAGCGAATGTCCGCAGTTCGGATGAAAAAGTCCTTCTGCTATAGCAGTGTCAAGAGCCGGATATTCGTCACTTTTTCCAGATATGCTTAGCACCTGACCTTCCCACGGCTCACACAATGGACATGAATCAGCATGAAAGCTCACAATCACTAAATCATAATCATTGTCTCGAAGTCTCTGTATCGCGCCTTCGATAGCTGCTTGTCCTGTCGTAGAACGTGTCGCCATTTCAGCATATGAGCGAAGCGACCAGCTACGGCCCGCCTTGTCTGTAAATCCCGTTATACCTTTGTCGGCAAATTCATTTAACGCTCGTTGTGTCGCCTGTTGTCTCGTATCCACTCCGAGTTCTACCATCTGCGACGCTTTTCCAATGATTGAACGGTATTCATCAAGCGCCTGTCTCGTAATCCTCAAATGAGTTTCACCTAATGTCCCGGACAATTGCTTCGTTAGTACTACAACCTTTTGTTCGTCGATCGTTCCGAACCCGGTTTTGATAGGTTTCCTCAGTTTTTTAAGGTCCGCTTCAACGCCCTTTTGTCCGGTAACATACGCCTTTTTGGTCGTGTCTGCGGCCATCCCCGGCATCTTCTTGTCAAGGTTCGCTACAAGCTTTTCCAGTTTCGATTTTACCTTGCTGATTTCCGCCTGTTTGATTGCAGCCCACTCGGGAGCGTATATGTCGTCGGCTAACTCATTAGCGACAATCTCAAGCATCCTCGTTTCAGCTTCAGTGTAAAGTTCTAACAAGTCTCGTGCTAACCGTTCAGCGTATCGAGGACTGATGGACATGATTACCACTCTCTGAAGTCAGGTTCAGTCACCGCTCGTCCGCTTTCCTCCATGATACGCTTTACTTCGGCCTGCACTTGCTCAATGCTCCATTCCGGATGTAGCATTTCGACCTTGGTCTGAATAGATGCGGCCTCGGCCTGATTAATCGTAAGCACGGCCCTTGAAAGCTCGTCCATAGACTCTTGTATCGAATCTGCGAACATGATACGCGGCCGAAATTCAATCGGAGTGTCACTTTTGAGGTAAAGTCGATCGACCTGCAACGCTAGATGCAAGATATCCTCAATGCGCGGTTTGAAATGAGCGGCCTTTTTCTGCTGTGTTTTCAAACTTTTCCGTTCTCGTATTCTAAGAGCCGTTCCACTCTCGGCCCTTCCTGCGATGCTGAGACCAAATGACTGCGGGCTATA